GTCCGCCTGCTTGTATCACTTTTGAAAACCTACTGCAAAGAGTTTTAATTTCAAAAGGAAAATACAAATGTTTAGGATTAGTTAGATACATCCAGGCGCCTTTGTCTTTTCTAGGCCAATGCCAGTCTCTATCTAAAACAGATCTAACATTTGTGTCTATATTCATAGGCTTGCGTCTTCCATGCCGGCTACTCTTAATTTAACAATATTAGTAATTTGCCATTGCTTTTGGTCTAGAGCCTTTAAGACTCCTAACCATTTGTTTCGTAACAATGCAAACTCATTTATAATTTTTTCGTAATCAACAACATCTGCTTCGCCATCTACATATTTTTCAACATCACGACTGCTTAATGCACGTTGATAGTTTTCAAGATATTTTTTAAAAAAAGAACTTCGAAGCCGTCTTAGTTCTATATTAAGATATTCTAATATGGCTTCGATTTCTTGTAATTGATTAAAACGCTGTTCAACGATGCCGGGCATTGAAGCCGCGGCACGTTCAACATTGCCTTTTATTTGGACTTCTGTTCTAGCTGTTAAAAGCTCAGTCTCGAAGTGTTTTATAGCATCGGGAATTTTTCCTATATCTCTAGATATCTCAGAGTACCAACCCATTAATCATCCCATTCGTCATAATCGTCATCATCATAAGTTTCATCTATATCTAAATAGTAAGTGATTGCATAGTCAAGAGCCGCTTCAGTACCTAGTAATTCTTTAAACGTTTCGTCACTAACGCCATAATCGGCCATTAAATCTACAAAACGTTCTGCGGCTGTTTCAATGTGCTTCTTATCTAGATATTCTTTGAACATCATCCAAACGTCAGCAATTTGTCTTTCATCCATCTAAACTTGGCTCCTCGATTTGATTATCATCTGTTACTTCTTCAGTAACTTCAGAGGTATTTACCACAGAAGCTTCTTTTACCAAGTAATCTGACATAACCTTGTCGAGTAATTCACCATTCCAGTTTTTACGGTATTCAAGTAGTTCTTCGCCGTCGATGGTTTTGTACGCAAGACGATTACCTTGCTTGACAATAACGCCTTTTGCTTCAAACAATTCAAGCAAGCCACTATACGGATTCATGCCTGTTTCGTATGGAATCTTAACTTGTACGCCTTCAAACGGTTTAGCATAACGTGTTTTCATTACCTTACAAGCGGCACGAATACCACGCACTTCACTGATCTTGTTACCATCTTCGTCTTCTTTTAGTTTTAGTTTTTTCATTGCTACAACAATTGAAGATGCATATATAAATCCTTGACCGCCTGAGATCTTATCATCTGGGTCAAACATATCTTGCGATGCATAAGTGTGATTAGTTGCTACAAGTCCTACATTGTGCGAACCAAACATATTAACAGTATTACGCACAAGTGCAGTTAGTGCTTTAGGCTTACGACCCATGTCACCTTTCATATCACCCTTGTTAAACTGATCCACGTCAGTAGGTGTTAGTAACATACCTAGTGAATCAACCACAAACAATACTTTAGGACGGTCTTCTTCCGCCATTGCTTTGTAGTCTGCCATAAACGTACTAATAGTCTTTGCTACGTCATCAATCATTGACATATTAAGTTTTAGCAGTTTATCTTCTGAAGTATCTACATCAAGTGCTTGTAGCCACGCTTCGTCAAGTGCGTTCTCTGAGTCAATAAGAACTACAAAGATGCCTTGCTCTTGTGCGGCCTTTACAATGTTACCTGAACAGATATATGATTTACCCGCACCAGACTCACCTGCAAATACAGATACCTTGCCTAGTGGAATACCTTTGTTCCAATCACCTGAAATAAGATAGTTGAGTGCATAGTTGCCTGTGCTAATCCAATCAGTTGGGTCATTAAAACCTGCACTCATGCCTGTAATGGATTTTGTAAGCGATGTCCTAAACTTCGTAGGATCAAATGCTTTAGTTGCCATATGTATCTCCTAATCTAAAAAGCAAAATGGGGGATTGCTCCCCCACTAGTTATTACTGTCCTTGACGTGCGCGAATCATTGCAAGAATGTCTTGCGCATTGCCACCTTCCGCAGGAGCCGCTTCAGCCGCAGGTGCTGCCGCTGGTGCTTCTTCTGCTACTGGAGCCGCTGGTGCAGCCTCAGGTGCTGGTGTAGGAGCCGGAGCAGGAGTAGTAGCCGCTGGTGCTACTGGATCGCCTGTACGTGCTGCCATACCTGCTGGACGGAAGTATTGGCTCCAACGATCAGGATCATATGCTTCACCATCAACAGATGCTTCAAACATTTCCTGCATTACTTTGAGCTCTACTTCACCTGGCTTTTTAGGTAGGAAGTCACTTAGATTATATAATCCGTGTGTGTTAATTGCAGACATTTCTTCATCATTCAATGGACGCTCTCTACGTGCCCAATTACTTGTGCCGTAATCTGCATAGCCACCTTTTGATGTTTTGTTAAGACGGAAATCAACACCAGCAGTATAATCTGTTGGCAATTCTTCCATGTCTGGATCCATAAGTGCTTGCTTAATAATCTGGAAGATTTGAGGACCAATAATAAATCTACGGATTGGATTTTCCGGAGTAGTGTCCTCTGCTAGTGGGTTATCCGTTACAAAGCCTTGGAAGATATAAGAACGTTTCTTCCAGTACTTACGACCCATATCTTCTAGTGATGGATCTTTAAACCAGCCGCGAACTTCGTTAAGAATGTTACACTGCTCGCCGTACATCTCCATACATGGAATTTGTACTTGTACAGGACGTGAATCAGTTTCGCCTTTTACACCTGCAAACGGCAACTTAATCATTAGGCGTTCTGCCCAGAAAAAAGTATTGTCTGCGTTGCCATCAGGAAGGAAACGTAGTGTTGAACTCTCGCCTTCTTTAATATTCCAAAATGGGTAAATTGCGTTATCACCTGGTGTGCTAGTATTGCCACCTGTGCGTGATTCTTGTTCTTTGAGCTTTGCTCGGATTTCTGCTAATGATGCCATAGTGTATGCCTCCTTATAATTGCCTATGTTCTATGTGCCTTTAACTTTGTAGCACAGTATATATAATATACTCAACTACTTAGCGTGTCAAGTCTTTTTTAAAGAAAAACTTGAAAAACTTCTTGGACTTTGTCCAAATGTATTTATCATTAATCTATTGTTGGACCTGTTGCTCCAGAATCTATTGTTGGACCTGTTGATCTACTACCCATTCCGGCATTCTTCCTTAAACGACTAACAGCATCCATTCCTGATTTTGCAAGTGCATCGACATTTGCTCGACCTTGTTTTGCAAGTGCATCAACTGCATCAAAACCTGAAAGATTAGGGGTATCTTTACCAAATTTAGGACTTGCTTTTTTTGCTCCACCTTTAATAAACTTGCTAGTGTCTTTGAAATCGTACCCATCATCGTCCATGTCATGACCAAAACCACTTAGTTGATACTGATCTGGTGTATTATCTTTGATGCCTTTCTTTTGCATCCAATAACCTATTAGATCATCTTCATCTTTGATACGTTTATCAGGAAGTTGTCCGTTACGTGCTTTTTCTAGTTCTTTTTCAATGTCAATACCAGCAGCTTTTAAATCTGCTATATTCTTTTCTTGAGCCTTTGCATATGGGCTATTTGCTTTTGCATTGTTTTCATAATCCCATACGTCTTCTTGATTCATCCACTTGCCTTCGCGCTTGTCGTAGTCTCCATCATACTTCAATGGAAAGCCAACTCCTTTTGCACGTAACTGTCTTTTTAATAGATCATTTGACTGAATACTTTTGTGTGTAAAAACAGGTTTGCCGTCACTAGCTTGTGGAACAATCCACATGTCGCCGTTAGCATATTCAATACCAATGTGCGGTTGTCCGTTAATATTTTTCTTAATATCTGTTCTTATTTTAGGAAACTCACTACTTGACATCATTTCGTCTTCGTCACCATATTCTTTCAAACCTGCAAGTTTTTGCATTCTATCAAGTTCGAATGAATCATTTACACCTGCATAATCGGCTGCTTCTTTTTCTTTAATTTCGTGGAACTTAGAACCAACTTGTTCAATAAATTTCTTTGCATGTGGAATATATTGTTCGCCATAGTCCTTTTCGACCATAGTTAATACAGCAGTTTCTCCTTTTGGAAACTGACCAGTTTCTTTATCAAAATAAGAAAGAATAAATTCGCCTAGTGGAATTTCAGCCTTTCCTTCTTCCATTGCTTCTTTCCTAAAGTTTAATTTCATTAGTCCGGCTGCTTGCATAGCTTTTGTAGTTGCCGGACCTAATTTCATTGCAGGTGACGGCTTTCCGTTTTTAACAATAATGTATGGCGCAGGACTTCTAATAAAGCTCTTGTTAGGAATGATATATTGATTACTTTGTGTATCTAGTACTGCCGGCATGTCTTTCTGTCCGAATGCATCAACCTTCACAAGCGAAAATCCGTCACCTAAATCTTGACCGCTTGCTGACGGCTGTGCTCGACCACCTGTTTGTGCTTGACCACCTAATGCTTGCTGTGCTTTTTGTAAAACTTCTTCTTGACGCCCTTGTTGGAACTGGTTTGCCTTAGTACGGTTGCTTGGAATATTAGGATCAAATCCCATAATTTGATCTGCATCTAACCCTGAGTCTTTGAGAAGTCCGTGTATGCTTACTGCTACAGCGCCGCCTCGTTTTTGTATAGCTCTAAACTTTGCTTCAAAATCTCCAGCATCTGCTTCGCTTACCTTGTCACTAAACTGACCTAACATTTCTTCAAAGTCTGAATCTATTTCTGATTCATACTTTTGAAATCCGCCTGGTGGCAAGCCTCTGCCAGCACCATCTGGACCAGTACCCATAAAGTATGGCATCTTAATAACCATACCAGGTTGTATCATTGCCGGATCTTCAATTTCTGGATTCATATCCAAAATATCTTTTTCAGCAGTGTCATAGTCATGACCTTGGAAGTTTGCATCTTTAAACTTCTTATAAATGCTATACAATGTATCGCCAGGTTTAACTTTGTACGTTTCTGCAGGCTGACCTAATTCTAAGTCATCAACTGGTCCTGCTTCTGAAACTACACCACAGTTTGGACCGCAGTTGCAATCAGGACCGCAGTTGCCGCCGCAAGCACAGTCTGGACCACAGTTACATTCTTTTCCTTCGCCTAATAGATCTTCAGGACCCAATTCTTTCGCCTTTGTTGCTTCGCTTACTAAGTTGTAAATGTAAGGGAATACATCTTTTAGTTCTTCGTTAAACTGTTTGATTGTTAATTGGTCAATCCAATTTTCGGCAACATCAGCAGGAACATCTTCTAGTACTGGAGTTTCAAAAGATTCAAATGCTTGTTTGTAATGTGTTGGCTTTTGTAGGGACTCTATAGTTTTCTTTACTGTTGATATACGCTCTCTAACAACATCCATATAACCTGCAAGGCTTTCTGCCATTACAGAACTGCGGCCCATGTAAGTTTTAAACTTTTTCAATTTGTTTAGTTCTTCACTTAGGCTTGTAATATGCTTACCGAAGTCATCAAAAGGTTTTCCGCCTTCGCTTACATGCATAGCCATTGCTCTAGCACCATTCAAGTGTTTAAATGGATACTTGAATCTTTCGCCTTCGTTGCTTTCAATATAAATGGAGCCAACCTGTGTAGATCTACTTGCTGTAGATTCTTGGTTAATCGGAGCAGTATGCTTTATTGCAACCCTTGCTGTTCCTACGTTTTGATAACTAGTTCTACTAGTTCCGTACATTTTTGATTCCATTGTTAATTCTCCAGAGCGATTTTGAGCTAAAAACTTATAATCTCTTTTATTTAAATTTGACTTTGTTATGTCCCTTGTGTCAAAATTTAATAGTCTTTTCTTTGCAAAGACTCGTAATTCTTTTAAAAAGTTGTACCAAGAATCTTTAGTTATTTGATCTTCTGTTGTAACAAAATCATTAGAATACATAACAGCAATGTTATCTTCATCTAAACTGATGCTAACTTTTCCTAATGTGTTAGGACCTTCTTTAAAGTCAAAATCAAAATAACGAGCTTCGTTAGGTTTATTAGTAACTTCTCCTGCATCCGTGCCAATAGTGACAGTAGGAAAGCGTCCTCTAATCTTATTAAATAATTCTTCTGCTATAACATCTAAATTCTTCATGGTAATGTATTTATCAATAGTTGCTAGATATGAAGATAGGCATCGGCTGTTCATAATCTTCTAAATCTTCTGCTTGATTAAAAGTATTATATACTCGCGGATCCCAATCTTTTAATACGCTCATCATTCTAAGCGAAAGTAATGTAGCAGATATTAAATCATCTGTATGACCTAACTTTGCTTGGTAACTGCTTCCAGTTGCTACATAGTTTTTTAATTCTGATATAAATGGTTTGGAATGAACCTTCATTTTGTCATTTTCAATCATGGTCTTCAAACGACTACACGCAGTAACTTTTGTACTATGTGTAGTGTTGAAGCCTTTGCGGAATTTACGAACGTGTCCTTTGCGGATAGGCTCACTGACAAACAAACCCGGTATGTTTTCTTCTCCGTAGTCGTTTATAACGATTAGGGCAGCCTCGCCTAGTCCATTGTTCTCCACGCTCCAATAAATTCCTGTCGGGTTTTTTGTTTCTTGTTCTAGATATTTGCATATGTCTGCAAGTACTCTAATCTGTCCAGGAATAGCAGTTGTATTATGCTGCCATTCTGCAACTTGTTCGTATGTAGGAAGTTCAAAAACTTGTATTGCAGCAAAGTCGCCACCTGTACCCATTGAAGGATCAAGTGCAACAACATATGTGTATTGGCTTGTTGGCTTCTTGTACCAGCGTGTTTGTCCCATATTAAGTATAGGGTTGCCTCCCTCCATTGTAGCAAGATGAATACTGTTAATTAATGTTTCGTCAAATACTAAGAATTCACAGCCGTATTCACGGCGGAAACGTTCTTCGCCAATACGTCCAATTTCTGCATCACGCCAAGCATCATCACGATCTGGATGCTCGTGCCATTCTGCACGGAAAGCATGGAAGCCATTTATACCTGTATCGCTTTCGTTGCCATATTCGTCAAACTTTTGTTCTGCTTGTTTCCAAATAGTAGCAAATGTATCTTCGTCTGAGTTAGGTGTGCTTGTAATAATTGCACGACCACCTGTTGCTAGTGTAGGCGAAATCGAAGTCCAAAATTCGTCAGCAATGTTTGGTTGCACAAATGCAAACTCGTCACAGTATAATAGCGAAATAGACATACCACGTCCAGTAGTGCCTGTTGTTGTTTGCGACACAATACGTGATCCGTTTTCAAACTCTATTGATCCTTTGTTATATGATATAACACCTGCTCTAATATAATCAGGACATAATTCATATACATATCGTATGCGTTGCATAATTTCTTGCGCACCTGTATATTTGTGTGCAGCAATTAGAATAGTTTGATCTGGATTAAACATTGCATACCAGCACAAATAGATAGCAGCACAAGTAGTTTTACCTGTCTGTCTAGGCATCATATTAATATTAAAACGGAATGTATGGTAAGAATGCATCAAACGCAGTTGATACTCGTAAGGGTCAAATATTAGCTTGCCTTTTACAGGATGCTGAATGTATGCAAACTTTCTTGCAAAATGCAAATACCCTTCGTTTGGATCCATGCACTTGGCAAGATCCTGAATTTGATCTTCAGTAAAGGTTTCTTTTTGATTTGCTTTCTTGGTTAATACACCATCTAACGACTTGCTCATAGTATTATTTAACCAAAAAAATAGCGCCTTGCGGCGCTATTGAATTATTTGGATCAGTGCTGTTTTGCTTTTGCGGCCTTCCATTCGGCCATTAAGTCATTACTAATAGATTCTACAGACATCGGATTGTCACCGTCCTGTGCTTTAGCATATTGCTTTTTACGACGGTTGATTCCACCAGCTAGATCATTTTTCATGTAGTCATCATCTTTGTATTCTTCGTCTGGTGAGTTATCCCAATCTTCGCAAGTCATTTCTTCTTCATGCATTCCACCGCAAATTGGACACGGCTTAGGTCCCATTTCGTCACCGTCTGGTTCCATTGCCATTGCCATGTTGCTGCTAGGCTGCAATCCTGCATTTTTTACCAAATCCATCAAATCTTTGACATTTTCCATGCCAGAAGCATTCAATGAAACATTCATGCTAACTGGTGAGCCCGGATTAGACATTGCCGGAGCTGGCATCGCACCTTCGCCGCATTCGTCTAAGGCTACTATTTTTTTGTAAATATCTCTGATGTCCATAATTAACTCCCTACAACACTTTTAGTGTTCTGTTTATCGTCCATTTTTTTGTTTT